ATATTTTTTGTTGTTTTTTTTTAAATATATTGATGGGGTTCCCCCCCGCCATAAAGCCCCCGCCATGTAGCATCAGGCAAGCCAGTACGTACTGTTGTTTTGTTAGATGTACCATCATTACATTCAATCATTGTCATATCTTGAATGATTTCGTTAGATTGGTTTAATTGTTCGATGATTTGTGCGATTTTTCCGTTAGGATCCATACGCTTTTGCAAATCAATTAAAGTAGGGTTTTGTGTTCCGATTGTAGTCATAAATTATTTTCTCCTTTTATTTGAACATACTCGGATATAAGTTTCTTCTGATTGCATCTTCTGACTGTGTACCACCAGTTGGTTGACCGCCACCAGCGTTATTATCTTCACCAGCCATACCAGCAATCTGTGCGAATAGTTGGATAATTTCTACACGATTACCTAAGCCATTTTCTGCTAGTAACTCACGAATATTAGGAATTGCCTTTTCCACAACTTCAACACCAGTTGCAGCTTTACCAACTGTTTCATCATATTTATTGCCTAATACCTCTTTGGTGTGTTCTGCGTAACCTTTATACTGTTCAATCAAAGCATCTTGTCTTTTCTCTTCATAAGCAGTTACAAGGTCAGTAGCGTACTTATTACCAAACTTAGCCATCTCGACTGCTTGGTCTTGCGTAGCACCTACGCTATTGAGTAGCTTAGAAAAGTCAGCTGCGATTGTTTGGTCTACTTCGCCACTATCAAAGGCTTGTGTAAAGTCATACACAGTAGGTTCTGTAGGTGGTTCTTGGTTGCCGCTTGTGTCAGCACTACCACCGCCTAAGATTGTGTTTTGGGTATTCGTGTTAGCATCCGTAGTAGGTGTACTACTATCTGCACTCGTTGTGTTATCATTCGTGCCTTGCGTTAAATCTTCTACCATAGTCATTCACCTTTTTCCTCTAAATTTTTAAATAGTTTTTGTTGATTGATATATTCCAGTTGTGCTTGGTGGTATTTGAGTACACCCTCAACACCATCACCGATAGCACCAAGCATTTGCATATACTTTAGACCTACACTTCTTTTTCCCTCGTTGAAAAAGGTTTCTGAATTGCCAGTAAACGAACGCTTTAGAATGTCCGTATTGTCTAAAAGCCTACAAAAAAACCACCTACCAAGTTCAGTACTTAGTACGTGGTTAAGTGCATCAATATCACGATCACGAATATAATCTTGTTTAGTTTTCATCTACACCCCCATACCCATTAACTGTTGCATTACTGGGTTTCCGTCATTGGCTGCATCTGTTGCTTGTTTAGCAGCACCAGCCATTTGAGGTGCTAATTGTGCCATTTGTAATGCTTGTGCTTGTTCCTCTTGCTCTTGTTGTGCTTGTTGTTGTTGCTCCATAATTTGTTGGTACTCATCATTAGAACGAATAACCCTAGCTGGTACACCAAGATTTACACCATATATGTCCGCTGCCTCTTCAAAGTTGAATTTCTGAACGATGTTCGCATTACCCTGTGCTAATGACATTATGAAAGCATAGTACTGTTCAATATTCACCAATGAAGACATTTTCTGTGCTTGTGCTAATGGAGATATGTATTCTATCTTTACATCCATTCCGTTTAGCATTTCAGCAGTTTGTTCATCGATTGGTGGAAATATTCCAGCCCTATCTAAGATGCCATAAGTACGTTCAATGATTGGGTTTAAAAACTCACTTTGTAAGCGTTCAACTACAGGGCCTAACTGTTGCATTTTTTCTTGTGTGCGTTCCATAACCTCACGTGCGGTCATTTGTCCGCTATCAATGTTATCAAGCATCAAGAATAGGTCAGCACTATAGGCACGTTTTATACTTTCAGATACGAATTGTATCTTAGCTTGTACGTTTGCAACATCAATGCCTACATTGAATATTGGTTCAACCTTACCGCCAGTATCAACTTCCGTTACACCGCCCGGAAATAGATTTACACTACCAATTACATCAGATGTAGCACTCATAGGTGGTTTAATGCCTAATTCAATAGCCGTTACTAAATCTTTTTCAAGTAACTGTAGCATCTGTGCATCTGACTGTGCGAACCATGCACACCCTTTACCATAACCGCTTAGATCATGAGTGGTGTGTCTAGCAATAGGAATAGACCATTCCTCAAAGCCACTATGTCTTAGTACTTCATCGGAGTTGCTCCCCTCTATCCAATAGATAGATGAGTAAGGCATATTCTTATTGCCTAGTTTTCCGTTGCGGTCTTTATTAGGTGTTACCAACCAACACACAACATGAGTTGTTGCATTACCTTTGCCATCATCAAATTCACGTTTAACTTGTTCAGTACAAGCATCATACCCAAACTCTTCAACAAGCTGGTCTGCGGTCATGCGGTATTTTCTACCAAAGGTGTTTACCTCACCATTACTACCACACTCTAATGCATATGTACCGATTGGATAAGATGTGAACCTTACACCAAACTTAGGGTCAGGCATAATAGACATAGGTGCTTGTCCAAATGGTAGTTCCATATAGGCTTGATGCACTACGTTGTAGAAATTAGATTTAGCGAATACTGCGTACAAAATCTCTTCACGTTCATCTAATACCTTACTAACATCACTATTAGCTGCTAGGTCGGTATTCTCTAATGTCAGCTTAAACCATTTACGGCTAGGCGGTGTCATGCCACTCATTACACCTGATGCGAATATTTGGCAACTTTCCCAAGCCACACCATTATTTATTTTGTCGGTGTAGACTTTCGATTGGTCTTGTTCATCGTCAAACAGTCCAAGGAAAGGTAGTTGATAATCTCGAATATCTTTCCACTTAGCAACGTACTTTTGACGATTGTTGAACATAGCATTAAACTTTTCCTTAATTTTCGTGTAATCACTTTTCTTAGGCATCGCATTTGTCGGTTGTCTAGCAAGCGTTGATAGGATAGTTCCTTGCATCATTAACCCCCTAATGTGTTCTTAGTGCCAGTTGTTGCCGTGGAAAGAATTGTGCTTTCATAACCACGTTTGCCTTTACGCTTTTTAGCATACCAATCTTCACCAGTCATTGTAGTTGCATCATCTGTTTGTACAGTTGGTGCAGGTGCTGGCATTGGTGTATCAGGCATCTTATTTTTCATGCACATTTAATCACCCCTTATCGTTTAAATGGATCATACTCTGTATTAGCATGAACCCTACTCCCTACATTCACTTTTTTATTGACCCTGAACGCAAAGGTCAAGGCTAATGCATCGCCTTTATTCGGAGATGGTAACCCTCGTTCTTTCATATCTTTCTTGCTTTCAAGTTGTATTCGTCCATTCTTATCGATGATAGCCTCAGGACTTGTTATATCATCATATAAGCCTTGGTCTGTAGGTGGAATAGAACCGCCCTCTTTTAGCCATTCTTTCATCTCACCCCACATATATGCCCTCATGTTGAGATACATATCATTAGGTGCTTTGCCACCAAAGGCAACTAACCGCCATCGTCTACCCATTGACTTACCGATACTATAAATACCAGTTCCGTACCCTTGGTCTATGAATACCGCATCCGCTTGGTATTCATCCTCTAGTTGTGCGATGAGTTGTGCCATTCGCATATCATCGTCATTCTTTTCAATGGTTGCTAGGCACTTCATAGAGTAGCCGTTACGCATTACGATTTCTAATGTATCACCGCCAGTCCACGCAGGGTCAACACCAATAATCGTTGGTAGGTTATTGAATTGTCCTACCTTATACATTCTCTTCTGTGCTTCATCTGCTATTGATGCGGATATAAATTGCGTATCGGATGCACTAGGGAATAAACCTCTAACACGCACCTTTACAAAGTCGCTATCCTCACCATGAATATCAACCCATTCTTGCAACTTGGCTTTGTTTGAAATCTTAACTGTTCTACTATCAATCTGATATGTAGTCCAGTAGTTACGATGTTTTCTGAAACATTCTCTAAACCTACCACTATTACGTGTAGGGTTACCAAACACGCACCATATAATCTCTGTTTCCTTATCTGTTAATGCACCCTCTGTTACTTCCCATATCTTATCTGAAATAGCTGATGCCTCATCGAATATGATAAGTATTCTGTTACCTTGATTGTGCAAACCAGCGAATGCCTCTGGGTTACTTTCGCTCCACGGAATAGCATCTATCCGCCATGTCTTTTCATACTGTTTATCAGCACTAAACAAAGCAGTAGCAGTATAGGTGAATAACTCTTTACCTATGAATAGGTTGTACCACTTATTCAACTCAGCCCAAGTCTTAGACTTTAACTGTGTATCAGTATTAGCGGTTACAACTCCCCTTGTATTCTCATGTGTAGCAATAGCAAATAATATCAACAATGAAGAAAAAGCGGACTTACCAATACCATGACCTGATGCAACTGCTATTTGTATTGCCTTGGCCAATGATTTGCCCTTGCGTAGTTCTTCACCTATTTTCTTGAAAGTCTTAACTTGCCATTCATCAGGGCCATCAAAATTTTCAAGCGGTGTTCCTTTTTCTCCCCAAGGGAATGCGAAATATACAAAGCCTAATGGATCATGAGTAAACGAACCCAACGCATCAATCAGTTGTGCCTTGTTGTACTTCATCTGACTTCACCCTTGCTTGTTTCATCCTATCGGATATATCAATCTCTATTTCTGCATCTAGTTTCACTTTGTCAGTAAATAGCATATGCCGTTTACCCAACAGTTCAGCTGCCTTAGTTCTATCAGCTACTGACACATCTAAACCAAATGCATCTTTTTCTTCGCCATTCATTACCCTAGATAGATATTGTAGGACTTCATCAGCAGTAGCAATCGTATTTTTACTGCGTTTATCCATCACTTCATCTATATATTGGCGCACCTTTACTTTTCTTAATAACTGACTACCCTTGCTTGATGCAGTTTTTTCACTATATCCAGCCTTGATAGCACTCTGTGTTGCGTTGGTAGTCTTGATATACTCATCTGCAAATATACGTTCTTTTTCTGTTAAGGTGTTAGCATCTGCCATATATCAATCACCACCTTTATATGTTCTAACTAAAAATAGCAGTACTTCATGTTGCTTAGTACTGCTATACTCACTTTCTTTCTTATAGAGTTGTCCTTGCTTGAACGTTTTCCCTTTCTTGTATTTGTGAGGGAATGTTAGTTTATATTCCTCTTCCGTGTACATTCGACTAACTATGTATACCTTACAAGGCTTATCGAATTTGCTCCACGATTGCCTTGTGTCTACTACATACCGCCTGCCGTTCATCTGTAATGCTTTAAGCAGTTTCTTTATCATTGGCTGATAATTCACATCAAGCACCACACAATACCGATTAAGATTAGTATTGCACATACGATAGCTAAACCATCGATAAGTGTAATCATTGTATCGCCACGATGTTCGTAAGCATATTTAGCTTTAGCCTGTAGGTCTTTATTGTTCAAGTCCTTAGCTGCTTGTTTGAATAGTTTTCTATCTTCAATGAATTGTTTGATTGCTTTAATCATTTCAGCACTTCGCCACCTTTCCTTTTTAACTTGCCATGTGATCTAACACATAA